TCTTCTCCAGAGTTCAACATCGATTTCTGCTGGCATTAAGTCCGTTGATAAATTTCTTTCTTTATCATCAATAGTAAATAAACTTTCAACCAATTCATTTTCATTGATTAATGAAAAATAGTCCCAGCCAAATGTCTTGGCAAGATTTTTTATTAATTGGTCTGGTATATTGTTTATTTTATTGTATGTTACTTTATTAATATTTACCAATGAATCAATAAACTGTCTTAATTCGTCAAATTCTCTACCATAAACACGAAGAAGTTTAGTCATCTTTCCTTCTTCAGTTAAATCATATGTTTTAAGTGATGCCGGGGTTAAGAATCTTGCAATTAAGTCAGTTTTAATTGTATCGTATTTGTTACCGATTGTTAAAACAATTTCCAAAAACTTACGATATCCCGGAGTACTAATGTCAATATTATATCCATCACCAGTTACCCACAATATTTCTGAATCACTATAAATTATTGAACCGTTTTCAAGCAATGTCGGAACTTTCATAATAAATTTAAAACCACTGTTTCCAGTTCTTTGTGATACAATATATTTTTGATAATCACTGAGCAATGCTCTAAATTGCTCAAACACTTCATTGTTTGGCTTTATGTGGAAATTAATTCCACCAGATGTTGCACCAGCAAGTAAAGAAGGAAATGGATTTCCGGTGGTTTTAATGGTTAGATATTTTCTATTTTTTGTGTTACCAGTATATCCAATAATATTATATGTGTCACCAGTTGAATTGGTTTCAGACCAAATAATATATTTATTAAATGATAAGTTGAGGTTTCTTAATTCATTATTTTCGGGTATTGTTTGGTTACCATCGTTGGTGATTAAACCAAAGGTATTAACAGTACTTCCAGTCGGTACTTTAAATGTAGAAACGTTTGAAACCGGGTCGTATGTGAAACCACTAAATGTTATTGTTGAAACTCTTGTTTTTTGTGAATCAACAAAAATACTACCCGGATAATTTAATATTATTGTTTCTATTGTTATTCTTAAAAATTCATATGCAGAGCCGTACCTAACAAAAGTATTTAAATTTGATTTATCGAGATTAAGCACTGCATTAACAGTATTCGAATATAGTATTTGTGATTCTATTTCACTCACACCCATAGTTTCAAGCGTGACTGGTCGTACAAAAGAACTTAATTCATTGGTATAATCAATAGGCTTTCTACCATCGAAATTTGATGTTACAGTAAAACTTCCAAAAGAAAAAATTGTTTCTGAAGGAATATTATTGAAGTTAACACCATTTAGATTGGAGTCAAGCCTTGTATTTACTACTTTTACTTTTGCCACAAAAATTGCATTTTATATAAATACGATAATATAAAAAATCCCAATGGATTACATTGGGATTTCTTGAAATTAATTATATTCTTATCCATTAACGTCTTCTGTGATATCATCAAAGTCCTGAGTTTCGTCTATACTGTCTCTTTTTTCCTTAACTTCAAATAAAGGAACATCGGTAACATCATCTTTGATTTCATATAAATTGAATTGTCTTGTGATAACCCTATCCTTATCATAATGTGTAAGAATGCCCTTTTGAACATCCTTAACCTGTTCACCAGCAACAATATCTGCGAGAGTATCAATCGTATTTTCAACGAGTTCCACCTCCATTGTAAGTGGAGTGAAATATGTATTTGACATTAAAATCACTTCTCCGGGGTTACCTATGAACGGTAATACGTTTGGCTTCACATCAGATGAACTGCTTGGTGTAACCTGAAGAAATATTAATGAACCACTATCATCAAATCTATATCTAATTGCTTTCTGGCTTGTATTTCCAACATTTTCACTTACGGGTACAACACGATTTGAGGTAACCACATATCTGACAACGTTTCTTAATTTAGTCCCGTCTGTTTTAACGTATTCTATTCTATACCCCTGTAATCCATTATTTGCTCTTAATGATTCGGGTAATGCGTTGGCTTCAAGTACAATTCCCTTAACACTTGGTAAAGCTGACAACACGCTACAATCGACAATAAGTGCTGGAGTTACTTTTGGTTTAATGTATATGGTATATATGCCTAATTGATTAAATATTGCAGCAGGTAATCTTAAATTATATAAACCCTCTAAAAGATTTTCAGTGTATCCACCAATACTAACATCATCAGGTAAATAAGTATATGATAATAAATCGCTGGGATTTAATTGAAAAATGTCCTCATTAAAGGTCTGACGATTTGGTGTAAAATTATAATACATCTCAATATCGTTAATATCTACATCTGCTGCTCTTGATATGCCGTAAGTTCCTATTGCCATTTTATGTGTTGTTTGCTATTTTAAAATAATTACCACCCGCATATGATTGTAATTCTGCTAAATTTTTCACGTATTCTAATCTATAATTTTTTTCAAATGCAGATAATTCTTGTCTTATTATAAATACATCATCATCAATTTTGGGATTACTTATAATATTTTCTTTTTTAGGGTCTTTGTAATATGCCCCATTGATAAAATTAAGACTATTCGTGCCAGATGTAATAAAAACAAATGTTGTTGTTGTTCCTGTAACATCTGTATTATCAACATACTTAATGCCTCCGATGTAATATGTGACACTGACACCGGAAACCGAATTTAAAAAATCAACACCATCAACACTATACGACCCATCACCAATATATTGTTGATTAAATGGGACATTCACTGCGTACTTTTTTAGTTCACTTAGTCTACTACTTGATGTTCCTCTGACAATATTTATTGAACCTACACCACTTTGTGTTTCAGCATCAGGCGATGCGTCAAAGAATCCCATATCTTTATGAATTCCAGTTAAATTTATTTTGAAATTATAGGTTACACCAGTATCAGGAATAATTACAATGCAACTACCAGCAGTGCCCGTACATGCAGTCACTCCGGTAGTCATTATCATATGCACCTTTTTTTTTATTATTTCCATTAACTAACCTTTTTTCTCAACAAAACTCTAATATCTTTTTCTGGATATTTGATTTCAAACATTGAATCCTGTGTTGAATAAATGGTATTATTAATGGTTTGAATTTCACCCGTGGTAGTATTTGCAAATGCCTGTGAAATAACATTATTTGAATACTGTCCACCCACCTTATTAAATACCTTGATACTTATGACATTAATCACACCATTCGCTTCAAGAATCTGTCTCTGAAGTCTACCAAGAAATACATCCTGATTCATTTGGTAATCATTTATGTCAAAAAAATCTCTCACAAGTGTGATAATATTGTTTGCAATCGTATTATCACTTATATTTTCAACATATACCTCGACCTCGAAAGCCAAATTAAATATCTTACCATCTTTAATTTCAACATAGTCATTAATCATTCTAAATTGGCTAATATATTCTGCGATGTTTTCTTTTAGTAATGTATTGCTGGTATTATTTAATTTTCCGTTATCACTAAGACCCAATATAGAAATTACTACTTTATTATTTTCCTTAAATGCGTTTGCACGAAATGGCGAACCAAATCTACCGGGCATTTTATATATCTGTAACAAATAATCGGTCAATGTAACATCTCGCATTTGACTTGAGAAGTTATATTTAATTAACTGTCTGATTTGCTCAACACTTAAACCATCATTACCACCAATTGCAGGAATTGGATTTGTCACCTTCAAACTTCTTTGAACAGCTAAATTAAAATCTTGTCTCGAACCATCAACTTTTAAACTATAATTTCCAAGCTGAGTTAAAACTCTTGCACCAACGTTAGAATTACTGCCACCTCCGGTTCTATATCTTACAAACAACGTATAATTTGCTTTAAGTCTTTCACCCAATGCAGTATTATTCAAAAAATTATCAAGAAAACCTTTATTTGTTACCCCTTCTTTTAACAAACCATCACGAAATGCATTAACATCACTATCACCAGAGCCAAAAGTTAATTTACAATAACCATTTGGTGTATATTCTTTAACAAATTTTTTTGTTATGTCCAGCCAACGTGCTGCCTTTATTCCGGTTTCATTTACTGAGGAACTATCTGTGTCTTCAACAAAAATTCTCTGTTGTGCAAGATAATCGACCTCATAAAATCGATTCTCTTCTTTAAAGAAATCACTTAACGGTGGGTTAGATACATTTGTTCCTTCAACCAAAATAACATTTTGAATTTCAATTACGTCTGAGTCTGGAAGCGTTATTGTGAAAAAGGGTATTACGTCAGATGAATTAATTACTCTTTTGAATATATTTGTAGAACCATTAACAACCACTTCTCTTTTTGTTACGCTATAATTTTGTATAATACCATTCGAATCTAAATTAGGAATGATTGAACGATTAGGGTCACCCAAATTACTTACGGGTGAATTCCAGTCAATAATATCTTGTGTTTCAAAAACTTTTCCAGCACCAACAATTTGCGCACCAACACCGAGAACCGGATAATATGTGGTGTCAGGTCTATCACCAAGAACAGGAATATTAACAGTAAGGTCAACAACTGTTACAGAAGGTCTTTTTGCAGGGATATTAAATCCCATGTTTTTCGCTATGTTTAGAATAGATGCTCGTTGTTGTGCATACTCTATTTGTGTTTCCTGAAATGCTCTATCAGTATTGATTGCCAAGTTGTTTGCAACACCAGCATTTAAATCAATAAGCATTGCACCAACACTTGAATCTGTGAAGTCTGATAATACTTCTGGATAGGCTTGTCTTATTAAAGCAATTAAATCTGTTCGGATTTCACCGAAAGTTCTGCTTCCATATTGTATTACATTTGTAGTTTCTGTTGCCATGTTTTATATCTTAAAATTTTAAATCTAATTCACCGCTTTCACTAAAAGCATCTTCACTGTATACGAAGGCAATATTTACACTTAGTTGAGCATCACTATCACTATTGCCGTCTTCAATTTTATTAAAATTCACGCTTTTAATTGTTAATGCTGGAATATATAATGAAACAATTTTCTTTATTTCTTGCTCAATGTCGCTTGCTGTTGAATTATCGTTAGGTTCAAAAATAAACTTTAATAAATTTGTTCCATATTCCGGTTCATAATATCTCTCTCCTTTTTGGGTTAAAAGCAATAACAATAGGTCTGAACTAAACGCATCCTTTGTTATTCTGCTCATTTCAAAGAATGTGTTTGTTGTCACATCATCATTAAGCGGAAATTTAATATTATATGATACCATTATAATAGATTTTTCTATAAATACTTATAAACAAAAAAATCCCGACAGTATATTGCCGGGATTCATATTTTAAATCAGAAGTTTTAATTAAAAACAGCTTTTTTTCTACCACGCTTACCTTTATTGGCTGCTTTTTCCTCGTCTTCTTTCTGTTTTCTTGCGTCAAAAAGACTCTTTATTGACTCATGTAACACAATAACAGAATTGTCACCATACTTCTGCAGCACGCCTGTATATGTGTTGAAATCCGGTTTAACCAGAGATACTGCATCACTTTCGCTAACGCTCACACCTGCCAGACATTCAACAATTGCCATCTCTTGTAACTCCACAGGAAGTTGTTCAAGAACTTCTTCATTGAAAACCACAGCAAAGTTTACACCATCTGTAAGAATTTCTACAATATCGTTTGTCTTTACGATTTTATAGAGTTCTTTTTGTTTGTTATTACACAGTACTTCGAACTGAATCCACTGTGGAATGGATGTTTTTTCTCTTACTCCATCAAAGAGACTAACTACGTCCTCAGACGCTTTTTCAATTTTTGCCATAAATTAATTGTTTTTAATTGTTAATAATAGAACCATATTTAGATGTTATTTCATCTATTTTTTGTGATAATTCTGCATACATTGGGTCTTCGCTCTCAAATTCTTTTTCGAATTTGACTTCCAGTTCATCCATGAATGATGACATGTCTTCGATACTTGCCTTAACCATTTCCTCAATTTCAATTAATGTTTTTAATTGAGTATCAATCATATTGATTAAGTCTGCGATTCGCTTATTTTCTTGCTCAACCTTCTTAATCTCATTCATTTTCTTTTCATATTCCGAGTTAAGTTCAAGTGCTTCTTCTTCTGTTACGGTTTTTACTCCCGCTTCTTTAAGTCTTTTTTCAAGATTAGCTTCAGCACCACCAGTTGGTGCTATAATGTCTGCGAGTTTATCGATTTCATTTATTTTTTTTGCTGCATCCGAATTAAATTCACCAGTATCTACAGCATTCTTTAAGTTTTTTAAAAATTCTGAACCTGCCATTATTGTTGTTTTTAAATTGTACCCATGATTTCCATTTCAATTCCTTGAAATTTCCAGACCTCATGTGTGTTATTATGATTTATTCTTTTAACGAATTTAGTTATACCAAAACCTATCATTTCCCCGTATTCATTTCTAAGAAAGATTTCTTTTAAATCAATCAATTCACTGAATATCTTTGAGTTCTCTTCAATCTCATTGGTTTTGAATTTCAAAGGTACAAAAAATTCCAATTGTCTGTGTTCAAAACCAATTTTTTTTACGTGTAAAAATTCGGTTAATTGTTCAATCTTATTTAAAGTCTCTGTATTGCTGTGAGTTGCTTGTATTGGAAATTCGAATTGTTTTGATTTATTTTCTATGTCCTTGACCTCATACTCGTACCCCAAATCTTCCTTTTGACTTTTTTCAACAACATTAAACACTTTAGCCAGACCAACTTCAACGGGTTTGTTATTGAAAATCTGCAGTAATTCTAAATCATCGTCAGTAGTTCGTCTTTCCTTGTATTCCATTTCCAGAACCTCGCCAATTGTTTTTCCGGCATGTTTATGTTTACCATCAAAAAAACCATAATGCTCATACCTTCTACCATATTGGTCTTTATGACCATAATTCATATGATACTTGTCGGCAGCAACAGCCATTTTATGCGGTGTTGCTGTTCTGATGAACTTATCAGCTTTCTTTAATAGTTCATAGTAATCCTTCACATACTTTTCATCCCTCTGACCAGCATAAAACCTTTCAAGCAATGGATTGTGATGCAATTTTCTTGTAGTCTTTTTCTTGCTTTCATCCAAATCATCAGGATTTGCTTTAAGTATTTCGGTTTCGGTATTATATAATGCAATGCTGATATTTATCAAAATGCTATGAATTTTGATATATATCCAAAGGATGATTTTCTGGAAAATTTTCTTCACTATACTTGGTTTTGTGCTAATATTTTATCAACCCTTGATGATTGTATTTTTCTCATTCTTTTTTGAGCAATCCCCTTTTTCTCTTCAACAATACCAAGAGCAATTGCTCTATCTGCTCTTTCATCAAGAGTTGTATTTGCCATGTAATCATTGACTTGAGATTCTACCGTGGAAATTTTACCACGCCATTTTTTAAACAATTGAATACTATCATACAGATTTCTATCAAAAAGATATAGATATGCAGTAGCAATACCATGTTTAATTCTATCCCAAATTTTGTCACCGAATGGTTGAATAATCTCAACTTCGGGTTTATTTCTTTCATACTTAATTGCCTTGTAGAAATATTCTTTATATTTTTTTGAGGAAAGCATTGTTATAATTCTTTTACGTTCAGCATTTGCTCTATCAGTCCCATAAGAAAATTTATTACTTTCTTTTGCTTCTTTAGTAAATAAACCAAGCAATGTTGAATCTACTGTTGCTAAGTATCTCTTAACAAAAGTATTAAAGAACCATTTTTTTAGTTTTAATTTAAGTTTTTTCATGTGTATATTCTTATGCTAACTGTAATGTTTTGGCAACTGCTGCCCTATAAAACTCCACACGCTTTTTCGTAACATTTGCAAGGTGATATTCTTCTTTAAAATCTTCATATAGTTGTTCACCAAGTTTTTTACGTAAGTCTGCATCGAGAATGAGTCTTTTTAGGTACTTCTTCCAGTACTTATGTGCATTTTTTTCCGCAGGAATTAATACACAATTTTCCATATGTCTACCATGTACGTTATATGGTGGAATATCTGAACAAACAATTGGAAGTTTACGTGTCCAGCATTCAACTTGTTTAAGATTAGACTTCATTCTATTGAATTCATTATCTGCGAGTGGTGCAATTACAATATCTGTTTCATCCAACACTTTCGCATAAGCATTTGCTTTCTGAGTCCAACGTCTTCCAAAATTACCCTCATTATCGTAGCTAACATTTCTTTCAAAATTCATTAACCACTGTAAATAATCCGGGTTGTCAATCATTTTATGATTATCAGTAAGAATTTTTTCATAGTGCAAATACACACTTTCTTCTGATTTAATGTCTCTTTGTTTTGAACTAAAAATCATACCCCTATATTTATTTTTCAGTTCTTCCGGTAAATTAGGAATTTCATCTACATTTCCTCTTGACCTGTTGATTGCTTTAACAATATCGTGTGTCCACAATCCCCTCTTTTGAAGTTCAGTACCAAATTCCTGATTAAAAGTAACGTCTGTTGTACTTCCCTCAGTGTCCCATCCAGCAATAATGACTTTAAATTTATCCTTTAATTGCCAATCACCATATAAGACATTCATTACGCCATCAAGCTGTTCCATGTCACCCATGTGAGAAGAACCTGCCATGTATGTAATTCTTACCTTACCATCAGGGTCTGGTTTCCAATTATCTTGAAATTGCTTCATCCATGTGGGGTCGATTGAATTATAGAATACACCAACATTATCTTTACCTGTCACTTTACGAATTTGTTCAGCAAAAACATCGGTTGTGGTTGTAACATAATCAGCAATTTTCAGGTTCTCCGTTATAGGAATATGCATTTTTTTCTCAAGATTCATTGCATAAAAAGGATGTTTCTTATGTAGATACCAATAGTCATCAATATCGACTATTAATATTGTTCCAGACTTCCTAAGTTCAGTCGCAAGTGCAAGCATTTGTTTTGTATCACCCAAAAATTGACGGTGATAATGAATTATGTGGAATGTTTTTAAATAATCAATTAGTTTCGGGTCATTGAAATCCAACTGTGGATTTATCTCAACATAAAATTCGTCTGAATGATTTCTTTCAATTTCAGTGGCTGGTGTAAGTGTTCTAAAATAATTAACCCCCGCACCATCAACGTTATAGAATAAAATTCTTATTTTTCCGTCCATATTTTGTCTTTATAAAATATTATAATTTAATGTAATTTATTATAAATACGAAGATAAGTGGAAAATCTTGAAAATGACAGAGTTTTTTATAAAAAAAGCCAACAAAATTTGTTGGCTTTGATATCAATGTTATTAGTGGTTAGTCTTGTTTACCATCATTAGTTTCTTCCTCACTATCCTTTTTGGTATATTTTTTCTTGCCAGATGATAACTCTTTGACCTCAGATGATTTTTCTTCTTTATGTGCTACCTTCTTTTTTTCTTCTTTTTTGGGTGCAGCTTTCTTTTCGGTTTTTGGTTTTGAATTTTCTAACGCATTTGCTAATTCAACAGCACTTACTTCGACAACTGTTATTAAACCCTTAACTCTTAGTCTGTGTACTGAAAGTGGTAACGAACTTGTTGTTAAAAACATGCTATCGCCCGGTTTAACTTTAACAATTTTTTTTGTCATATCGTCCACATATTCAATATCAAGTATTGAATTATGTTTGAAATCACGTTTACCTGCCGTATTCGTTATATTTGTAATTCTGTATGTACTCATAGCTTTAATTATTTTAGTCCTTGTATTAATGTATCACCATATTTAATTCCATCATATCCCATTTTCATTGCTTTCTCAGCAATTGCCTTATTTTTTAAGTTAGATGATGTGGTGTTATGTTTTTTACTTAATTCTTCAAAATTGACATTTGGAAACCAAATTTTTGCCATAATATCTGCAGGTTCTTGGCTGTCTTTATATGTTACACCCAATGCATTTGTATCTAAAAGATTGTCGAATTCAATCTGATATTTACTAAATCCGGCAAGCGGTTTTAACGTAAAGAAATTACCAACCACAGAATTTTCTTTTATCGGGTCTTTTCTGTATGCAATAATTGTTTGTTGATTACTGTTTGAGTTTTCGGTTTGAATGCTGGCATTATCTTCTTCCAATGTAGATAAGAATTCACTTCTGTCAGTGTAGTTATTATCAATATCGTTTTCGTCATTAATGATATCATTATTTACAACTTCCTCCATGCCACTTGCTTGCTCATAATCATAAATATCCTGAATTTTATTTAAAATTCTACAAGCATCTTTCTCATTTGCCTTGATTTTGACTGCTTTAATTCGAACATTATCGAGCAAAGCACGAACCATTCTATGATGACCATCCAAAACTTTTAAATCATCGCTAATCCAAATGGGTTTCATATCATCGAGAGAGATATTTCCAACATCATCACTAAATGTAATGCCCTGTAATGGTTGTAATTCGTTAGCATCGACTTCAACCATTTCATAATCCACACCCTCATCACCAAGTTTTTGTAATACAACACTAAATGGTGCACTAACTTGTGGAAGAAAACGTGGTTTATATCTCATGTCAATCATTATAATTATTTTTCTATAAATACATTAAATTATAATTTTTTTTATTTCTTCCTGAATTATACACAATAAATTACGAGCACGACTTGATTCTGTCAATGCTAATGTTCCATTATTGGCAACATAAATATTGAATTCAATACCCTCCGGTATTTGACTTCTAATTGCTTCATATGCCTCAAGGTCTGTATCACGGTCTTCAAATACATCAATTATTTTTAAATCTGGAAATTGTTGAAGATACCTGAGAACCTTAACACCCTTATTGCCTTCAGCACGTTTCATATCAAGTTTATCTACCTTAATGTTATTTATATCAAGTACTGCCTGAACTTGTGGACGTAATTTTTCCATACGTGATGTCAATATTATCACATAAGAATTTGGTAATACAATTTCCTTTTTTAATTGCATTAACACACTTGGAAACGGTTTGATATCAAACACATTTAAATCCAAACTTTCAGGTCTTCCCCACCAACCTTGATACGGATATGGAGTGCCAGTCTTTTCAGACCACTGCGGTTTTCCGGTTTCTGGTTCAGGAGAATCCATTAATGTTCCATCAAAATCAAATACTGCCAATTTTGTAATCATAACAACTTTATTTATATTCTACTTCAACTACTTTTCCAGATATTAATAATGGTCTCTTTAATTTTTGCCAATCAGTTAATTTGTTTGACATCATTGGCTTACCACCATTTGCCCGATTTACTGCCAAGGTGATGTGTGGTTTAACATTTTTACTTTCAAATCCACTGACTCCAACAGCGATTACCTTATCGTCCATTGCAATATCATCAACACTTAAACGCACTGGCATACCCAGAAATTTTTGAAATTCGGGGTCTAATTCACCCAAATTAATAGTCATGTGGTGTGCAATAATTTCAAATTCAGATGGTATTATTGTTTTAAATCGATTTATTAGTCTCGTTCTGGATTGCTCATCCAGCACAACAGCACTATATGATACATTACTCATTTGTTTATTTTTTATTCCATTTCCAAATATAACCACCTGCAGTCTTTCTCAAACCATTACACACTTCAGATATATGTAGAATGCCAGTTTTATTAGTTGCTTCGGTATATGAAGAAAATTTATTTATTATTTCATTATTTTTATTCAGCATTATAACGGGTTTTGATAGCAATACACCAATTATTGGTTTTTTTTGACCTTTTAATGATTTCGACATTACATCGGATTTCCACCTCCACGTCTCTTTATTTTTGATTCTTCACTCCATTTAGTGCCAAGTCTTGACTTTCCGACAGAGCAGATATTATATCCAAAATCACGACAATTTGAATCGTATAATAATATGTATTTTCGCTCTAATTCCAATAATTTATTAATTTCAATATCATCATAAGATTCAATAATATTAAATGAAAAACCACTTTCTCCATACTTATTCCAAGCATTTTGTAATATTGGATTTTCATGTGTGTTTTTTTGCAATTGTTTCTTATGTGTTTTAAATCTAATATCGAATGATTTTAAAGTACTACCAACATAAATTTTATTATTTATGTTATTTTTTATTATATATATTCCCACACACATCGCTAATTAATTCATAATATTACTCATCTTCGTTTTTCCATATTAAAATACCTGACCCATTATCAACAGTTTTTTTTATCAAATCACCATCTTTATGATATTCTATACCACAAAATCTATGTGATTCGGCAATGTATTCAAAACTAATTTCATCATATCTGTCACTTAAATCAATTACATCCAAAATGTGTTTATGATTTAAATTTCTTAATGCAAAAGATAGTAATTCATTTTCGGTATTAACTCTTTCCAAACCGGAATATTTTCCACCATCATGCCTCGGACAATTTGGAAAATATTCAATTGAAAATACAAAGCCATTCATTTTGCCTCCCGATTTTATTGCTTTAAATTAATTCTACCTTCATTTAATATATCTCTATCATTAATAATCCAATACATTTCCTGAATTAATCTTGTGTCGTGCGAGAAATCCTCGTAGTTATTCTGCAAGAATTCAAGAATTGATGCTTTACTGACATCCCGGTATGCTGGTTTACCATTTTGATTATTCCATTCATCATATTTTTCAACAAAAAAATGAATATCTACTTCACGTCCATTAATATTCCAAGTATAGGGTTTTTGAAAATCCCCTCTATACCCCATATATTCTTTTAAATAATTATAATAAACGTGACCGCCTTTTAAAAATTGTGGGGCATAATCAAACTTTGGTGAGTCAACAATCTCATCATTAATTTCCTTATTTATAATTCCCAGATATCCCGTTAACCAGTCTTTTCTGTCTGGACTTAATGGTGTTACTTCAATATGTTTATTCGTTTCTCTATCATACACCCACCAGTGTTCGACAAATGATGTGCCATATTGTATCATATATCCACCAACCGGATAATATTTTTCGGGATATGTTTTTACCATATTATAAGCATTTCTTTCACATTGTCCAGCAACACCCATTGGATTATATGTTACAGAATCTCTATCAAGATATTCAAATCCCTTTGAAATTGCCTTATCAAATATTTCCTGCTTCTGTTGATTGAACTGTAATTCAGCACTTTCAGTCAATTTTGATTTACTTCCACCCGCCAAACTTAATAATTCTTCTTTATTATTCCTAATTTTACCAGCATAAATCTTCAACAGCATTGATTTTAATGTATCACCAATCTCTTTACCCTGTAGTCCCAATGCCATTAAATCATTGCCATTAACAGCTAACTCACCCAATGTTTTTGGATATTTACCTTCCAGTAATTCCTGTGCTGCGGTTTCGATTACAGTAGGTAATATTTTACTCTGCAACGATTGCTGCGAAGTCACATACATGTTGTGCGCAATAGACCTTGCCTCAATCGCACTCACGCTTTCAGCACCATCAAATGCCATGTCAAGTGCCTTAATTTCCTTATAGGTATCAATGTCACCCTTTAAATTATTTTTATAATAGTCTGCAGGATTCGGTAATAACCTAATTAATAAGAAAATAAACTCACCCATTGTCTGAACATCATCAAAGGGACTTCTATCAATGGTTGATTGTTTAATGTCAAACCCAAAAATCTGATTGAATAATCCAGTGTTTTTTAATAGTTGAGCACCTGTCAACATATTACCCTTTTTGACAATTTTATCAAATTCTGTCAAAATTCTTTCAGCAGGTATTTCTTTAATTCTACTTGCGTTCTCCTGAATCATTTTCATTGTAACAGGTTCAATAGTAAAACCAAAACGACTTGCGAATTGAACTGCACGCAGCATACGCAACGGGTCATCACTAAACGCTTCCGGGTTGACTATACGAATAATTTTATCCTTTAAATCCTGTTGTCCACCATAAGGGTCAACAATATTACCATTAACATCTTTTGCAATAGCATTAATGGTAAAATCTCTGCGTTCCAAATCTTTCTCAATTGGTAATGCATGGTCTGAACTTACTTCAAAACCCTTATGACCACCATCTCCGGTAGGTTTTTCGGTTCTTGGAATTGCGATATCAATTTCTTCACTCGAACCCTTTGACTTGAATTTTAATATACCAAACGATTTACCGACTGCATCAACACGACCGTATTGACTGAGAATTTGTTCCAGTTCATCCATTGAAATACCAGTGATAAGTACATCCAAATCCTTAGATTCTTTACCCAAGAATTCATCACGAACAGCACCACCAACGCTGAATATTTTACCCCCACGTTTTTCAACTTCAGGTTTAAATGGTAATTGTTCTAATGACATTATTTGTGCTTCGTTCATATTTTCTCTATTATTGTGAACTTGTTTCCATATACATCTGTGAAATTCGTCATATCCCAATTCCCCACCTAATTTAATAATTGGGTTTGATTTTATTTCCAAATTGATTTTCAACGGCAAATTTAATACTTTTGCAGCATAAAACCTATGGTGTCCGTCCTCAATATAGAAATTTTTTCCATCGAAAGACACATCTATCGGTTCTTCGAGACTCACCTTTTCAGCATATTGTCTGTCAGTCAATCCTTTATGCTTAATTTCATATTTAACATTTATCCGGTGTTATAGATTTTAATGTGTCTTCATTAAATCCAAAAGCAGCCATATCCAACATGTCTGTTGGAATTCCACCGCTTCTTAAAAGTTTTTCATCTGAATCGAAACCAGCAACATAATTTTTTATTTCATCTGTTATTCGTATTTCATGACAAGCTGGTTTCTGATTTTCCGTTAAGTTTTTTTTCTTTTTAATTAAAATCTCTTTATTATCTACGGTATATTCATATCCATTTGGTATGTTTTTTATCACGTATTGTAGATACAATGAAAACCTTCTTTTATCATCAACACTTTTAGTTTTAGTGGGTTCAATAACAACAATATCGGGATTTTTTTCAGCAAAAAACTGCCTGATTAATTTTATTATCGTACCCATTACTTTATACATTCTGCCTTTATTCACAACAGCAATATAAACCTGTGCTGGATTTTTATAATCCAAAATACCGAAATCTATTCTCCACATATTTTCTGTTTCATCTCTCACGAATTCCAGAAAATATTCATCATTGTCTTCAGTTGTAAATTTGTATATTTTAACCAATTCATCGTCTCTTTCAGTCGTGACCTGATAATCACCAATGTTTCCTTCACCCACCTCATTTATTGATTCAGCGAAGTCTTCATAATCTTCAGGTGATTTTTCTGGTATAACAGGAACTTTACTTCCATACTTTCTACGAACATATTCGTCAATTGTTGCTTCTCTATATCCTAACAATCCACCTATTTCTCTTGCTTCTTCAGGAGTTTTATCGCTTAGATACCCACCATGACTTTTAGCAATTGCGTATAGTCTTTCACCTTTTACTTTATCTCTGAAAACAACACACATCATTGAAGACCGGGATGCCATTCTTACAGGTAAAATTTGTAATCCGTGTTTTTGAATTTTACCTGCATTATCTTTATTAACCTCAATAAATGCAACATCTCTTTTACCGGACAATAGTGTTTTTAATGCGCCTTGGTCTGTATATGCTTCGCTTGCATCGATTTCTTCACTTAACATCGAATTACTCCATTGTTTAGTCAAAATTAGATAACCACCATCACCGTCTTCGCCAATAACTTCACCACTTATATCAAATTCTTCTATATCTGAAAAATCTGGTTCTTCTGAATATCTTTTAGCGTCTTCAAATGTTTTTGTTACCCAGACTATATCACGAGCATTATACTTATCTAACTCCTTGAGCATTTCATCACTTATATGTTCGAAATCCCCAACATTTCCTAACTCATCACGCTCAAATCTCACCACATCACCAGCAGTAGTACCACGACTATTGGTATAATTAGAATTAACACGATATCCTTTTCCAGAATATGTTTCTTCATTTAATTTCGTACTTTTTGGTAACCTATACATTAACTGCATTGTCTGGAAATCCTTGTTCTTGCCTTTATTCATTACGAACCCCAAAGAACCATACCATGCCTTTAACTTAGCTACGCTTGCACCCCAAACATTATCAGGTGTTAATGTAATAATTAAATTATTATTATCGGCATATTCCAATATTATATTCATGGCAGCATTGGCGTAACCTTTGCCTCTGAAATTCTTGTCAATTATAATCTTATCAATTGCAATATAGTGGTTATTCCCCTGTATGCCTCTATCTACAATACCTACACTACCAACAACCTGACCATCATTTGTTATCTGAAAAGAATCATATCCAGAAAGTTTAGTCGGAATGTTAATTTTAACTTCCTCACTAATTGAACCAAATTTCAAATTATTAATATCGCCTTGATTACAAGCAACACTGGTATTACCCAGACCACCTAATCTACACTTTTTTTTTACTTCTACAGATTGTGCTCCCGGCATATATGATTTCTTCCTGTCTTCATTATACATTGCAGAATTAGCACCAACATTATTTTCTATTGATGGTGATGTATCGTTTTGATTATATGCAGGAAATCCATCTTGACCCAAATCGCTGTCTGTTGAGAATTTAGAACTACCATCTTCTGTTACTTCTATTTTCTCAAGGTTCTTTGGTTGTAAAAAACCATTTCCAAATCCCACATCAAAGAAACCCAAAGCACCGTTCTTTTTGTAACCTAAATTGCTGTGATTTAAGTAATCCATGCTTTGTATACCATATGATTTCGTTTCTTCTGCGATTCGAAGTAAACCACCAAAAAACTCAGCATCCTGTGAATTCTTTTTAAAGTATGAATCTATTTTGTTTTTATCTACTTTTGGATTATCCCACTCACCGAGATAGTGTTCAATCACATCTGGAATACTAAGACCCAATATTTTTTCAAATGCAAAATCTAATCTTTTATATAGTCTTTCAATGTTTGGGTCAGTATCTAACTTCTCCAAGATAATTGCATATGTTTTAGGTATTGTAGTGTTTGTCTTAGCTTCAATTTCATAGACTTTATATGGCTGCGCAATATATTTTAAAGGTATACCTATAAGCATTAAATTTTCTGCTGCCTCACTATTATCTTTAGTGATTTTTAGTACTTTATCGTTACCGATATCATAAGCAACACCAAAATTACCACCCTTCATTGGTGTGACGTTTATATTTAACTTAGCTGCAACTTGATTGGCAATTCTGTCCGCAAGATTTCT